TGAATCGACTATATTACTTGTGCTTGTTATGGTTATTTCATAACCATCTTTTACAAGAGGAGTATAGTATGCTCTTACTTTACTATTAAGAATCGGATTTGCATTGATAGCCCGCACAAGTTCATCTACAGAACTTATTACACCAGGGGCTCCGGGGGTTTTAGATAGTAAATACTGAACTTTTACTATATCCCCATCATCTCCTGGTAACTCTATTCTGATAGATGTAGGAAAACCGTCGGCAAGTTCCCCGTTTTCATCAAATGATTCGACTACAACTTTTGCTGTATTATATCTTTCACTTTCTTCAAGAGACTCTATAATGAAAGAGACTTTTGGAATATTTCCACTTTCTACAGTCCAACTAAGATCACCAATTGATGTGGATTTGTTTTCATACAATATGGCTCTAGCTGGGGATGTTTTACCTACTCTAACCAGAGCAACATCTGGACTTGCTGGAGTATTATATGCAAATTCATAAAACCCACGAACAAGTGAGGTTTCAAATTCTTTACCTGTTTGAACATTTCCAAAGATGGATTCAACTGGAGTGCTTCCAGGTCTTACTGGTGTGTTTTTGGGACCTTTAGCTGCTGTTCCAAATATGAATGTGCTATCTCTAGATGTTATGATGATTGGTTTATCATGATATTCTTCTACTATATTAACATGAACACCGTTAACTTCTTGTAGTGACATTGAATTCCTCCATATAGGAAACTTTGATAGTTCTATTATAAAAGAGTATCAGTTCCTTTGTCTTTGCTTTGCTATAGAGATAATTAAATATCGCTTAGTTCTACGTTAACGGCTATTTGTTTTATAGTATCTACTGGACCCCGAATGTGGAATTCTTGGGTAGGTATCCAATAATGTAATTTTCTAAAATGTATACCGAGATTCTTACTGTCTTCCTTTGTTTCATTTAGCCTGCTTAGTTGCACTACTCTTTCGACCCCGGCTTCCTGGAACTTCATAATATTTGAAATAATAAATCCTTCAAATAAACGGGTATATGCATCAGCCTCTATGTAACTTCTGGCACCTATGACAAATTCTACGAGGTTTTCCCACTCCTTTAGACGCATTTCATATATTGTCCCATCATCCTCTTGAAAATATCCACAGTGCATATATTTAAGTCTTTTATCACTACCGAATGGTGGGTTTGTCGACATAGGATAGCGTTTACTTACCTTATAAGAAATAAACCATGGTATCTTTCTGTGTGGCGAATCAACTGTCTGTTCAATAAGATAACCCTCTTGAGACAATACTATATCCGAACCGATTGGAGTAAATAACGGTTTTTCACCGTTGAATTTAATTTCATCTAACCATTTATAAAATCGGTAACGCATATAGATTAGAAACTCAGTTATGTCGATATTACCTGGAAGTCTGATATGATCTAATTTGTTTTTTGTCCAAATAGATACTTCTTGTAATTCCATGTCTCTGTAGCTATAGAAATCTTTAAGAGAAGAAACTCTACTATCTTTGTAATCTTCTATGGTAACTTTAACTTTCTCCATGTATCCTCACAGCTATAGCATATATCGCCTCTATATTTCCATAATCACCATAGTCTTTTACTATGTTTTTGATTTTAAATCTATCTGTAATGGTAAAGGGTGGGTCTGGTTTATTTACTGATCCATGTTTATCTATCATATAAATCAGATCGCCTTCTTTAAGCATGTTTGGAAGGTTTTCATCATATACAAAGGCAAAGCTCATAATGTTTTGCTCTTCAATAAGCAATGAATCCAGCGGCTGCTGCCCGGATCTTATGCTGTCGGCTTTTGTCATTACAGTTCCAGGTTTACATATACTTCTTACAAGAAAATCATCATACATATATTTAGGCCCACCGATGGCTTCATTTAAGTCTTCTCTCCAATAGGGCGATAACTGGTTTAGTCTAAATATTCTTGTAACTACCCATAACCCTTGTGGGATACAGGTGATATCACCATAAATTAATTTACGTAATTCCTGATAATTGCTTATCCAATTCATCTATTTACCTGATATATTTTTGTTGGTCTAATCAAAGTATTGCCAGACTTTATTCCAGTTGTAATGATTTTTGTTTCATGTAATAATTCAAGTCCATCGTTTATACATTCATCAAGTGATTTCAGTGCATCCTCTGGTTTGAATTGGTAGTACTCTACCTTGTTGGCAAGGAGTTCTCTTGATTTTATTGCACCATGTGTTATAAACCCACTTAGTATAATATCTCTGAGAACCGTACATACTATTACACTATTTAATACATTTGTTGTTATTGTATCTAAGTTACTGTTGATTTTAGATTTAAACTCAAGTGATTTTTCAAGTATTAGTTTATAAATATCATATTCCGATATATTTATGTTTGTATTTTCATTGAATCCTTTAAGTCTTGTTATTATTTGTTCAGCTGTTGCATAAACTGGATCAAGAATAGATGTAAATCTTAATACGTACTTATCATTGAATCCCTGTCTGTTAACACCCTTCACATACCCGCTATTTAGGGTAAATATATACTCACGGTTTATTGCTATGGTGATTGGTTCGGTTGTAACAGTTAAAACATTCTTATTAGCGTATACCTCTTTTATTTCAATACTATGATCTATAAAAGGATTTGTATCAAATGGCAGTTGAGCATATCTTCCGGATATTGCCGAAGGTATTACAATGTTTGCTATATCATCATTGAATATAAATATGATTTTATCTATATTTTGCACACCAAGAGAATAATTAGATGGAATAGTATTTATACAGGTAATTGGTACATTTATACCACTATTGGTAAACAGGTCTGTAGATGGTGGATATGTATTTTCTGTGCCGCCGGGTATTACAGATGTAACATTCTCCGGTATATCAACTACCTCTATATAGGTCTTAGCAGATATTCCTGTCTTAAATCTTATAAATTCATTTTGAGACAGAATATTGTTATTTATATCTTTTATACCATTAGCATTTCCTATGATTAAAAGAATATAGTAGGTATTTATATCAAGAGACGGCGATGGTAATATTCTTATTTTCTTATTATCTTTGGTGATGTTTATATTACATAGATCTGAAAAGCTAGTATAATTCTCATTGGATTTATATAACTTGAAATAGTTCAAATTAAGATAGGAGTCATTTATCTCCTCAGTGAACTCTATTACAAACTCTTCGTTTGTAAATATATTATCGCTATTATCTTGTGGGAATTTGCTAACTATTTCAAGCATAATGTTTTCCTATTAGATGTTTAGTTTCTCACTTATTATAGTAACATATTCAGGTCTGTTTCTATTTTTCTTTTCTACATGTAGGCATTCTGTAAGAAATGCCCGTGATGTAATAGAATTGATTTTTGCCTGAAACTTCTCTATATTTTTTTCATCTAATATGAAGTTTATTCTTGAAAGCATAACTGGGTCAATATTATATATTTCCAATGGTTTCTCAGTTACCATTGTATCTGTTATCTTTACATTTCCAAATACAATTGCTCTTAGAATATCGTTTAAATCCTCTATTGTTGTTTCCTTTGTAATTTTGTAAGACAGGTTACCTGTGAATCTTGAGAGTTTTATATTTCCACTATTTGTTGCCCAATATGCTGGTCCATCAGTAAGTGTTATTATAGAACCAATTAAATCGCTTGGTTTATACTCAACAGTTATACTATCATTTTGTGTTGTTTCGTTTATTTGTTCGTTTGTATCATTTACATTAGTTTTTGGTTTTACCATTTAATCCTCCGTAATATTTATAATAATTTAATTATAACATGAAAAGAGGTGGTCTGTTTTACAGAACCACCTCTTTTAACTATGATGATGCTAAAGTAGCGAATAAGCTATGTTATATTCTAGCTGTTGTTGTATCTATTGGGCTGAGCTGTACACTATTTACGTTATCGAAAGTGTATGTTCTATCAAGAACTGCATTTCTTGCCACAAGTACACCCCTACCCTGCTCAAGAACATTCATTCCATATCTTGTTCTTACTTTTACATATTCTGTTTCTTTCTCAATATCTTGCCAATCTTCAAGCGTTGGTGCCTCTTTCTCAAAGATTATACCGCAACGTGTAGAGTCGGCAAGAATAATGTTGCTTGCATATTTGCCATTGAGATCAGAATTTGAAGTTCCAGTAATCTTATAGCAAGGAACAAATGGAGATACGATAATCTTGAATGTTCCACTTACATATCTTGATTCACCCTGGATTGTCATACCCCATGGGGTAATATTTGGGAATCCATAAGGAGAAATACCGAGTTTACCAAATACAGGGTCAAGAGGTTGTGTAGATCCACTACTATTTGGTACACCCGCACCAAATGTACCATAAGGTAATCCTCCAGGTATAGGAGATCCCCACCCGGCAGCAGGAGAAATGTTAGGACCAACAACTTTAAGAGATCCAAGAAGAACATCTCTTGTGTCTCTATCTCTTTGCCACATCATCCATGTAAATGGGTGAATAATAAATGTATCTGGATTATAACCCCTTGCATTGTGCCATGCCATCATTTCAAAAAGGTCATCTACTGAGATAGCACCATTGAAATTACCATCAATGCCTCTACCAGTAAATGAACCAAGCTCTGCATTTGCAGGGGTTGCGTTATCTTTAATAGTAAATCCTGCCATTTCATTGAGGAGATTAAAGGCTTGTTTTTCTTTATACATATCAATAGCCTGTTTTAGCTGCATAAGGCAATATGCATAAATTCCCCAACCATCTGCTTCGAGAAACTCCTTAGGTGCAGCAAGCTTGGCACCGACCTTTTTAATCTCGATGCTTGTTCTAAAGCTCTGATCTGAGATAGCAGGTGATGTTTCTGGATATGCAGCACCTGGTGCAACTTCTTCAACTGTTACTCCGCCGATGGAGCGAATAGTGATTGTATAGCTCTTACCTGTATATTTTATTGTAGGGAAGAGTGTTTGTGTTATGTTGTTGGCTACAGGTGGAACTGATGCCATAAAGAGCTCAACTGCTGCATTAAAAAGCTGAGGGTATTCAAGACCATTTAGCTGATCTTTTATAGAAATATACTGACCATTGAAGGAACCGTTTTTTAGAGCACTTGCAATATCAAGTATTACGCTTTGATCAAGCGATGCTGTGTTTTTGTAAATGGTCTCATTATCCTGAGATGAAATATCGAATCCAGCTTTTTGTGCTGATTCGAGTTTTGCTCTTACTGATTCGTTTATATTGTAACTTGTAAGGTTTTTAAGAAAACCTAAATCTTGTCCAGTTGTAATGTAGTTCATATTTACCTCCGTTTTATTATCTTACTATGTTACCAAATTCTACATCAGCATTAGCAAACAAGAGACTAATACCAGTTGTAGAGGTATTAACTGGAGTTCCGAGAGCTGCTGTAATGGTGCCAGGAAGTGCAGATGAACTACTCACACCTGCTGCAAGCATTGCTGATTTCATGAAGGTAAATAGTCTTTTTGAAAGTCCACCAGTATCCATACCTGTAATTTGTGATCCAGGGAAGGAATCCTGATAAGCTTCAAGTGTCTGTGGTAATCTTGACCTTACAGATAAAATCTTACCAAATTTCTGGTCTGCATCGCTTGATGTAAACTCTGTAAATTTTCCATCTCTATCAGATTGCAGAGCAAGACCACTAACAAATTTCTCAATGGCTAGTGCTTCGGTATCGGCCTGGAGTATTACATACTGATGTTTACCATCCACTGCTCCTTTTATAGCTGCGATTGTATTGGCTATAGCTGTTGTTAATCCACTGTCTTGAGAATCAGCTATAACTACAACAACTGGTAGAGACAATACTCCAGCTGGAATAATACTATAGCCATGATCAACTATTGAATAGTTAACATAGCTAAAGCGTATATCTGCAAAAACTCTTGATGCAACTATACCTGCTGGTTTATTAGCAGCACGTGTATATTCAGTTACACCAGCTGTAGGTATTGCACCAGCTGCTGAAAATATGTAGTTATCTACATCTATCTGGCTGTATTTGTCTTTTGCTTCTACTCCACCATTGGCTTTTACAAAGAGTCCTGCAACATCTTTTCCGTAGAGAAAATCAACTGGCTTTTTCATCACAGCACCAGTTTCCACATTTACAGCTGTTGCAATATCCCCGTTTGTATCTACTCCAGCGACTGTGTCTCCACTACCAGAGTATAGTTCTTTAGGTAATATGCTTCTTATTGAAACGATATTACCAGCAGGCATAATAACAGGAACCTCCGCATAATTATCCACATAATAGCCAGGTGCACACTTTGTTGGATAATATGTTCCATAGTTAATACCAAGACTATATCTTGTAATATCTTCTAGTGTATCGAAAACATCATATTTAGTTGTTTTCTTTTGAGGTAACCTGTTGTTAAACATAGCACCTGTAGGATTCAACATTTCAATTGTAGTATTTGCCATTTTATTCTCCGTATATTATTTTTGGCTAAACAACTCTGACATCCTGTAAGATTTACTCTTAAAGGATATACCATTCTCCTGCTGGATCTTCTTTTGACGTAGTAAAGTAATTACGTCTTTCAAATCATGATTACTCTCTATTGTAATATCAGTAGTTGTTTCGTTACTGTTTTCGCAGGAGCTCACTTCCCTTTCAGTGGGTTCTTCAGGTTTAATATCTGAATTTTCATTTATGATTTCTTCAGATTCAATTTTTATATCTTCTTGTGATTCTATATTATTGTTTATATTCTCACTATCAGAATTGCTTTCTATTTCCACTGAATTGTTATTTTCCTCAGTGTTGGTTTCTTGTTTAATATCAACATCATCTGTTGATTCTTTATTTGCACTTTTAGTTTCTATTTGATTTGTTTGTTCTTGTGGTTCTGTTTCAATATTTTGTTCATTATTAACTACATTAGTTAAGGCACTCTTAATTTCTTTATGCATCAATTCCAGTATGTCTTTTATTACACTCTCAGCTAGTGCTGAACTGATTTCCTTTTTCAACATTTGAATATGTTCTTTTGTCTGGGACGATATTTCTTTATCCAATTCGTTATTTTCATTATCTGATGCTTTGTATACATATATAGAGTCTTTCATATCTGTCTCCTGTGTTGTAGATTCTAAAGGTATTTCAGCAGATGGAAATATTCTTTCCGTTGCATTTTCATATATATTCATACTCAACGGTGTTAACTGATGATGAATTATATTCTTTATAGCTTTTGGATCATCAGTTTCAGCACTTTCGATTGTGAGGTTATACATTCGTCGAATCATTGCATTTATATTTGCAGGATTCCCAAGCACGATAGAGTTTTCTTTAAATACTGGTTTATGTATTGCAGCATAACATAATTTATCATTATATATCTTACCAAGCTCATGTGTACATTCTATACTCATGAGACTCTTACCGCAGATATTACATTTGTAATTATCCATTGCAACTCTTGCACCAACGGATGTACTTATAAATCGTCGCTGTTGGATAAGATCTGTTGTATATTCATCACCTACTTTAGAAGTCACTGGTATGAATGTTGCGAGTTTTACATATCCAGATGCTACGCCGTCGTTTAATTCTGTGAGTCTCTTTATATATACACTGAATACATTTGTTCCAATTGGAGTACTTCTTTCATCATGATATGTGAGAAAAGGTGTAAAGAAAGGTTCATAAAATGTCTTTACAGATGAGTTCATATTTGTAGACTGGTAATTATACATGTTTTTATCAGTATAATCCGTATGAAGAACTTCACTGATAATAATTGAACCACGACCGAAGTTATGTTTTTCTATTATATTCTTAGCTTTAGCAAGTATGGCATCGTCTTCTTTTTGAAACTCAGCTGAAAGCTTCTTATTAATCTCTATACCATAATTAACTATAACAAGATCATTATCTGGCATCATAATACCTCTAATAGTGTTTGTTTTTATTTTACTATACACTGCGATAATATGACTTGTATTTGCCGTAGACTTAGTTTTTGTTGCTACCTGGGGCGTTCTTTTTACCGTATTGATTTTGTGGCTGGTTTTGCGAATCTATCATATTATTGATAGGATCGTTGGTTTCTTTAAGTGGTTTTTGTACACGTTCGATGTAGAGTTGTTTTTCTTCTTCCGCGGAAAGTGGTGGTTCTTTTAACTTCCTTAATACTCTATTCATTGGTAGTATATTCCCGTGGTAAAGATTCATAGTGCTGTTTTGTATTTGTATCTGTTTCTCAAGTTTCATTTCGTTAAAAGTCATTTGAATTATGAATTCACCATATTCATTGTATAGCCTTTCATCTGTTATATCTAATTTTAGAATTTCAGGTATAAGATAATAGTTAAACATAAAACATATAATATTTGCAAAATACATACAGTGATCTGACAATGCGTCATCTATAGAAGAAGCTGTGGATCTATTAGATGTATCACCCTCCCCTACTAAAACAGATGAAGATCCAGAACCTATCAATATTCTGGTTTTATAGTATTCAAGTAACGATGTAAGGTCACTGAGGTTTTTCAATAGATTGATAGCTTCAATCGATATTCTATGATTTGTTACAATGAAGCCATTGGCTGCCATGCTTTCTATCTGTTCTCTGACTGCTTCTATCTCATAGGGATTTTTACATGGGAAATCATCTGTCCCGACTTTAGCATGAAGTATTGGAGAACCGTATTGATAAATAAGGAAATCTATTGATTCCTCTATAGAACGCAATGTAAGAATGTCATCAAGCAACTGTATGGAATAAGGTTCTGGGAAAAAATCCATGTCATCTTGGTATAGTTTTAATACTATAATATCACTGGCAGGGATCATGTTCTCATCTTGAGAATTAAAGAAAAGTGATTTGATTCTGTTATTGATGGCAAATATATTTGTGCCACCTTTTTTGGTAAATATATCCTCTTCAGGTATAATACCGACTAAGTCTTTATTTGTGTTAAATATCCATTTGCAATTGTTGGGCTTTATAATTTTAAGTTTGGATATATCGCCATTTTGATCATAAATTTTCTGGATAATACTTATTCCATATAATGAAATATCTGTATGAATAGATGCAAACAATTGTTGCAGATTGCAACTATTGTTTCTCTCAATTTGGTTTAGTTTCATTCTGGTAATTTTTATGAGGTTAACATTTTCAGATACATACCCGAAACCGTTTCGAAGCATTGTCTCATATTGTCTGGATATAGATCTTGCATAATATCCTTCTTTGGAGAAAAACTTATCTATTCTATCATAATCATAAGGTGAAGTAATAGTTATTGTATTATTAGATGCGTTATATTCTTTAGTTGCTGATTTAATAAACGTATGTTTACCAATCTTTGATTTGCTATTCAATGTATTGTTAAACATTTGTGTAGTATGTTTTATTTTACCTGTTGCTATAGTTTGCTCTGTATTGTCTTGATTTAAGTTTTCAAGTATGAGACTTACTCTCTTATTGATCTCATCTTGTAATTGTATTTCAATATCTTCGTCTTTTTTGAAAATTGAAAATATATTCATGTTAACCTCTAAGTATTTCAAATATATTATTCATAGAAACCTTTAAGTCGCTGAGTTTTACATCTGAAAACTTTTCAGCCTTTTCTATGAACTCAGCTGGTGGAATTATATTTCCATCCTCTGTAAAGAATTCTGCAATTTTGAATGGGCTCTCACAATTGCTACAGAAAAGATCTGTTTCTACTATTATATCACCTATCGGTCCTAATTCACCAAAGGTATGCGACAGAGTCGATATATCATTATCAAGTGACCTGATAACATCCTGTTCTGGTATGAAGTTTTGTCCAAATAGGGATTCTGAGCACTCATCCAGTTTCTTTGCGTTTTCCTTTGTTTTAAGCATAAGCCCAAGATTTGCCACTGTTTCCATCATTGAGTCTTGTTGTTTTTCTATTATCATGTTTGTAATCGTGTTAGGGTCATAACAATCTTTAATGGAGAATATAAGGTCTATCATTAACTTGAGAAGACTACTCAATGCTCTTAAAAATGCAAATCTGGCCCGTGATAAATATATATCATCTATCAAGGTTATATCGTTTATACGAATCTTGTCCAAGGTATTGCTGACATCATCAAGAATCCCGAATTTTAATGATCCAAGACTACAGGAAAGAAATGACAAAAACTTATCGAATCCAAAACATTCATTGTTTATCAGGTGTCTAATCTCTGGAACTGCCTGTATATTAACAAGTATACTATCAAGTGGACCAAATAGAAGGTCTAAAAATGCAGAGAGTGAGCTAAGTAATTGAAATTTTATTTCATCAAACATTTGTCCAAATGGTAGAATAAATCCCTTTAGGAATAGCCCCCGTTCCATCTTTCTTATAAATATATCTATAATCTGTTTAATGAAACGCAACAGTGCCACAAACTTTTCTACTTCTTTATTTGATTGAATGGTTTCTCCCCACATTAATTCATTTCTTATCTTATTTGCAAAACCATCTTCATTTTCACTATCCAGGTCTTCACATATGGAACCTTTAGTTATTAGTGAATTAAACAGTGATGCGATAATAACAAGTAGATATATATAACAGCATAATTGTTTTGAAGATCCCCATCTGGCGAGATTAGCCGTTCCACAGACTATCTTATCTGCGTATTTCAAAAGTTCAAGTATGGTTTTGTCAGCCGCCTCTAGATACTCCTGAAAATATGCACCAAGCTCTATGAATAGAGGGCTGCTATTGCTTTGGTTATGTTTCATAGTTGGTATCTTACCCTGGTTGGGTGAATAACCAAAACAGTTAAATATACCGCCCTTTTCTTCTGTTCTGTTATATACACTGGTACTATTTAGTGTGCTTTGGATACTTTTACTCATTGCAAGTGCTGTATTTGCAGAATGTTTAGCAGAGTATAATGGATTTAAATCTGTTCGTGATAACTCACCACTTTTAGATCCGTTTTCCATCAAGTATTCTTTAATTGCCTTTGCCTTTAGTATTTCCTGGGTCGTGGGTATTATATCATCTTTATTTTTGTTATTATAATCACATATATTTCTAACGCTATTTTCGCCCTCAAGTTCTGCTTTGACCCACTGATCAAAGCATTTTGTTGTCGAAAGTAGAGGTTCACCGACGTTATTACCATCGAAGAAGAATGGACTAGTGGTGCAACACGTGATCCTTCTAAATCTCACTTCGTCCCATTTTTCTCTATTGCATTCTATTTCATCACTGCTTGAACAGGAAAACCCGACTTTCTTAAGCAAGGCTGATTCTATCTTTTTAAAGACATCTGCTATCTTATTTCCGAGACTAAATGTTTTAAGTTTTATTTTATATTTCTTAAACTTAACAGAGTATGGTATTTTAAATCCACCAAGGAGTCGCCTAAATTGCGCACACTGGTATCCGACTGTATAATGAACTATTACAACATAACATATCTTTACTGTTAACTCTATTAACCTTTTTCCATAATCGATAGCATTGAATGCGCCGACCTTTTTTAAATCATTCATCACTGCTTGCTGAAAACCAGCAGAATCCCATGTAGCCACAGCTTTTGAGAGTTCTGGGTTATTTGTATAAGGCGGGTATTCTGCAATACGAAAAATACATTTTATTGTATCACTATCGAGAGTATATACCGGATCACTTTTAGGTAATATTATATTATCTTCTGTTTTAAATTCAATACCAGTTAGTTCGGAGGTGTACTGTAATATAACATCCGGGGCATCACCTAAGTATCCATCAATATCCTCAAGTTGCAAATCAATAAGAAAGTTAGTTCTATCGAGAACGTTATTTGCTAAATCCTCTAATTCTTTGAATCTGTCTTTATAACTATCAAGAATATTCTTAGATTTATTATCTATAATTTCTTCGGGAATATCCGATGATTTTGCCTTCTCTTTTACAATCTTTTCACGTTGGATACTATCTATATGTGGCCTAAATAATACGTCTTCTGTTCGAGCCATCAAGGCCTCCGGTTCTGTTGTTATGTAAAGTTCTTCTCCATATGGAGTTATTTGTTGCTACATGTTCACGTTTATTCTGAATTGATTGTATTACGTTGGACATAAGCACAGATTCTATGTTTATTATATCATTATTTTCTTCTACAGTATCCTTTCTGTAGTATTCATCTATACCATATATACATATCTGCAACGCAGATAAAGAGTGTGTATTATCACTATACTCAAATCCGCCAAATTCGTTTTGTGATTTTTTACGTTTGAAAGCTCTAATCTCTGCAACAAGTCCCTGTCTTACATCTTCCTCAATTGGTAGTGCTAATTTATTTTCTAAGTAGATACCGAGTAAATTTACCATATAATGTCTTACTCTTATATCTAATTCTATCCTGGCATTATCATCACTTTCAGATAATGTTCTTTTTACTTTCTTCACTGAATCAACTACAGTGAGAATCTGTTCAGGATTTTTGTTTATTTTATTTAATTCAGCGTGAAGTAGTTCAATCTGAGTAGCACCATATCCGGCGTCTACAGAAATAGTTTTATAGTTAAATTGTTTATATAATTCCATTATGCGCTGAACAGTATATATTTGCGTGTACTGTTCATGAGATATTATTTCATGACGTGTTATAAAGAATTTATCAAACATCTTTGCCACTTCAATAACACGAACACCGTTTTGAGGAACGTTCCAATCAACACCGAGAAATTTATCTGCGTCTTGATATTCTTGAGTAACACGTAGTTCTTCCATTGTAAAATACTGATCAAATATTTTACTGTTTTCTATAGCTTTATCTATAATGTCTTTCTTATAAACTGCACCTATAGCATCAGCCCATTCAGCTAATACTTCAAGTTTCCACGTTACTTCATCGAATATAACACTACGCAGTCTCTTTTCTATAACTGGCCAATTTTCATCAAGTGTGGTAGGTAAATGAAACTCTTTGGCTTCATCGTTATTTAATGCAACGGCATTATCACAAAATATTCTAAACCACGTATCAGGTAGACCAGAAGGGGTTGAGCTTGCCCATATTGGGGTATTGGGTCCACCTTTGACCAAACCAGTTATAACTCCAAAGGCTTTCTCCGGTAGATATTCAACCTCATCAATATATATCGCACCATTTCCATGCATAGATTGTCCACGAGCCTTGGCTGGGTTTTGTCCCATTAGAAATACACGTATCGATGAACCAGATGCACATTGTATTTCATAATCATATTCAGCCTCTATGGACGATTTCTTCTTTTTCTTTTTGTCACTATTACCCATACTGAAAGCATCAGCTATATCACTATTACGTAACATGTTGCCAAATATTTCAAGAATACGATTAAGCTGTTTCTTGTTAGGTATAAAAACGTATATTACTATATTCTTATTAAAATAAGCAGTATGAGCCATATCTACAACCATATGAACTGTTTTACCGAACTGACGACCAACTCTTAAAGCTCTATTTTTAGATCGACTTAACAATACATCATAAAAGGCTTTCTTTATTTTAATTTTATTTTCACCAGTATCAGGATCAGATAGATGATTTTCAGCCCATAGTATTGGATTATCAGACTCAAGTATAATGTTTAGCGCATCATTATCATGCACTTTATTCATTATTACTTTTAACTGCTCTTCAGTATATCTTCTTCCCATTATTATCATCCTTAGCAAAGATCGAATATGTTATAATAGATATATAATAATTATAACATAAGAGGCTGTATGAAAAAGATAACTACTGTATTACAACCAGCACTGGCACAGAGTTTCGGTAGAACGATGATTAACAATCTTCCGCTTAAAACTATGGCTGGATTTTTTGCCTTAAATGGTGCAATGAGAACACCAATGACGACCATGAACACAGCTAATAGAATATTGGAAACAGTTTATCCTGGTAATTTGTTGAGCACCGCTACTGGTAAAACCGGACTTAGAGCAAACTCTACACCGTCACCGTTACAAGGTATTAAATTTTCTTTCAGGAGATAACAGTTGATACCTGAATACAGTTCATATTTAGTAAGTAAGTTATTAAATAACGACTTTGATACAGAACCTGTAGATATCGCATCTGAGATTTCAGGGATGAACTATCCTTACAACGTAGTTTCCTTACTCAAGGATGCTACAATTGAGGCTTATAAATATAGATCAATTTGGAATCTCACAAGAGCAGCAGGACTTACTACATCTTTAAAGTATCCTTTCGCCAAAGCTACATTTCAAGTAAGACTACATAATACTAATCAATTCACAGGAGTTCCAGGACAGGTTAAATATTTTATAGATCGCATCGAACAAGCTACAAATATGCGAAAAACCAAGTTCGGAAACTTTATTTACAAATCCTTAGTAGGTGAGCCATTCGAATCAAGTTTAATGGATAGGTACTTATTACCAAAAGGTAAATTTGTAGATCTTGTTTCTCAATACGATCAGACTTTATCACGAAATATATCAGCATCAGTTAAAACAGAAACAGAATCATTATATAGAAAGTTTTTATCACACGTCATTGATTCCTCACCAAAGGGTCCGGCAAGTAAAATCGAACGCGCTACAAGCTTTTTTAAACCAAGTTTTAGAAAAACACACGAAAGACATATAGACACAGTATATGATGCATTTCATAGATTTATGTCTGAGATGTCACCATCCTCAATAGAACTAATAAAAAACAATACAGAACCACTTGAACAATTTGCAAAAATGTCAGCAAGAAGATTAACAACAGCAAGAATTGCAAAATTCGGGGCTGGTAGTTTATTTGCAGCTCCAATTGTTGCAGATATGCTCACAACCGGTATTCGCCTATACACAGAGTTTACTGCTAAAACTGCTAATACATTGCATAATATAAGCAAGCTAGATTTTGGCGGTTCTGTTCAAATACTTCAGAATTCTGCAATGGCAACTGAAAGACAAAGAGCCATGGCTGCTATAAGAGATGCACAATTAAATGCCAGATCGCTGCTTGGCAACGAAGCAGCGTATCTGGCATGATTATAGTAAAAATGGCTAATTGGTTTTTTGGTTATCTAGTATTACGGTAAGTGTAAATTACTTCTTCTGTAACATCTGCTCCATGGTCTCTCACGGCTTTTAAAAATCTGTTAACTGAGATCTTATCGTAACCGTAATAAAGAGCTATGCTTTGTGCTTTCCATCCTGAATAGTAAAGTTTGAGAATTTTATCTCGGTTATCACTACAAAGTTTGAGACGTTGTTCGATTGGTTCGGCGTACATAATATCCTCCAATAATATTATAATTTCACAGTTAAACTGTGTTGGTTCCATGTCAATATTTTTTTTTGACATTAACCATTTGGAAAAATTATAAACACAACGGTTATAATAATAAAAATCCATTGTATTGTGGATAAGTCTAAAATTATAAATTTGATAATTTTTAGTCTCGTC